ACTCAAGTTTTTTTCGCGAGAGTTCCCTCAGGTTCCGGTTTTGGTCATGGAGGAAAAGTGACCCGTCAATGTGATTTGTGTGGCGTCGCCTATGAGGCCGTGCGCAAGGATTCACGGTACTGCTCGGATACGTGCGGCAAGCGTGCGCGGCTGGGGCAACCGGCTACGGGTTTGGGGCCGACGGGCGCGCGTGGTGGTGTCGTGATTGAGATGGGGCCAATCGAGCAGCGGGTGCACGCTGACTTGGCTGCGTTGATGACTTCGCATCCGATGGGTGAGGCGCTCTCGGCTATGGCCCTGGCGTTGGCGGTGTCTTTGGATCGTGGCGCTGGGATGCAGGAGGCTGCGGTGAATCGTGAGTTGCGGGCCACCTTGGATGACTTGGCCCGGATGAAGGTTGGTGACGATGACGAGCTCGACAGTTTGCTCTCCGCCCCAACTGTGGGATCGGACGTGTCCGCCGAGGTTCGCGACACCGAGGACTCTTAGTCGCCCGACGTTGGGTACGGCGGTCGGGTTGACTGCCGCGTTGTTGGGTACACCGCTGATGCCACATCAGCAGTATGTGGCTGACGTGGTTTTGGAGATTGACCCTGATACTGGTCGGCTGGTTTACGACGAGTGGATCTTAGTTGTGCCGCGCCAGCAAGGTAAGTCCACTTTGATTTTGGCGAAGGCTACGCACAGGTGTACGGCGTCCTCGTTTTTTGGGCCACGTCAGCAGGTTGTGTATACGGCGCAGTCTCACCAGAAGGCCCGCAAAAAGTGGCGCGAGGATTACTGCAGCAAGTTGCAGGGTTCGACAAAGTTCGCGTCGAGGGTGAAACCGAACTTCACGTCTGGCGATGAGCATTTGCGGTTTGTGAACCAGTCGCGGTTTGGGGTGGAGTCGAACACTGAGCGGGCTGGGCATGGTGACGTGCTCGATGAGGCGTATATCGATGAGGCGTTTGCGCAGGTTGATTCGCGGCTTGAGCTTGCGTTTGAACCGGCGATGATGACGCGGGCGAATAGTCAGTTGGCGATTGTTTCGACGGTTGGCTGGGCCGATAGTTCGCCGTATTTGTGGGCGAAGGTGCAGGCGGGGCGGGCGTTGGTCGCGGAGGGTGCGACGTCGGGTACCGCGTTTTTTGAGTGGTCGGCTGACCCTGCGGCTGACCCTGGTGTGGTTGAGACTTGGTTGTCTTGCATGCCTGCGGTACATCGCCCGGATTGTGACCGGGATTGTCGAGATCACACGGTGGCTTTGGCGACGATTCAGGCGGCGTGGGACAAGGCGCGGCGTGAGGGGAAGGTCAGCGAGTTTTGTCGCTCGTACCTGAACCAGTGGAAACCGAAACCGAAGGCTGGGGACGAGACTGCGCTCGGAAACTGGAACGGGTGTCGGGTTGATCCGCCGGATGAGCCGCCGATCCCGGATGCGTTCGGGGTGGCGTTGTCGCTGGATCGGACGATGGTGTCGATCGGGGCCGCGTTGATTGACGACGATGGGCGTCTGGTGGTTGGTGCTCAGGGTCGTTGGGCGTATGGGTTTGACGAGCTGGTCACCGAGTTGGCGCGGTTGCAGTCGACGTACGGGCTGCCAATCGTGATGGACACGAAGGGCCCGGGTGGCGATTTGATCCCTGACTTGGAGCTGCAGGGGATACAGATCGTGGCCGCCGGTTTGGAGCAGTTCATCGACGGGTGTGCGCTGATTGAGGACGGGGTGCGGTTGGGCACCTTGGTGCATCACGGGCATCCCGATTTGGATGAGGCTGCGGAGGGTGCGCGGTGGCGTCCGGTGGGTGACCGGAAGGTGTTGGGTCGTCGGCAGTCGGTCACTGATTTGTCGATGTTGGAGGCCGTGGCGTTGGCTGCGCACGGCGCGAGCGCGAACGACTCGTTGAAAGGGGTTGGGATCTGGTGAACGTTAACACTGTCGAGATGGTCGGCTTGTATGCGATCGCTTTCGGCCTCGGGTTGGTTGTGGTCGCGACAGGTTTGCAGGCCCCTTGGCTTGGGGTGCTGTTCGCGGGCGTGTTCGTTGCGGTCGCGGGCGGTGTGGCCGTGTTTGCGGCAAACAAGACTGCGGCTGTTAGTGGTGGCGCGTCGTGACGTTGCTGGCACCTATTTTTGCGGGTTCGGTTGAGGACCCGGAGACGCCGTTGGGGCTGGATTCGCTCGACTCGTTGTTTGCGGGTCAACCGACTGCGTCGGGGCAGCGGGTTACCGAAGAGAAGTCGTTGGGGATCTCGACGGTGTGGCGGGCTGTGAACCTGATCGCTAGTTCGGTGGCGTCGCTGCCGTTGCATGCTTACAAGTCGCAAGAGGGGGCGCGTGTGAAGGCTGGGGGTCGGGCCGCGAAACTGTTGGCCGATCCGCATCCTGACATGACCCCGTTTGATTTGTGGGAGATCGTCGGTGCCCATTTGCTGCTGTGGGGCAACGCTTACTTGTTGCTGCGTGGGACACCGCAAGACCCGATCGCGGAAATGTGGCCGATTCACCCTGGCCGGGTGAAGGTTGGGCGACTTGGTGGCCCCACGTCGATGGGCAAGAAGATCTATGTGATCGACGACTCGAAGGTGTACACCGACGACGACATTTTGCATATCCCTGGGTTTGGGTATGACGGGATTTGTGGAGTGTCACCGATCAGGGCGGCACGGCAGGGGATCGGGTTGGCGTTGGCTGCCGAAGAGTTCGGTGCAACGCTGTTCGGGTCGAACTCGTTGGCGACGGGTGTTTTGCAGACGGAGCAGCGTCTGACGCCGGAGCAGGCGCAACAGTTGCAGGCGCGTTGGACGGCGCGGCGGGCGTCACTGGGCCCCTATGACCCGATCGTGCTTGGTGGGGGTTTGAAGTTTGACCAGTTGTCGATCCCGCCAGCGGATGCCCAGTTCTTGCAGTCCCGTGAGTTTCAGGTGGCCGAGGTTGCGCGGATGTTCGGGATTCCCCCGCACATGTTGATGTCTACGGAGAAGACGACTTCGTGGGGGTCTGGGATCGAGCAAATGTCGATCGGCTACGTGGTTTACACGCTGCGGTTCATTTTGACTCGGATTGAGCAACGGCTGTCGAGGGTTTTGCGGCCCCAGGCGGTGTATGCGCGGTTCTCGGTTGAGGGGCTGCTGCGGGGTGATTCGGCGCAACGGTCAGCGTTCTATCGGACGATGTGGGAGTTGGGCGCGTTGTCGACTAACGAGATCCGTGAGTTGGAGGAGCGGCCGCCTGTTGAGGGTGGCGACGTGCGGTTCAGGCCGCTGAACTTTGGCGAACTTGACGCGGCTGGGGCTGCGGTTGATGAAGGAGTGTCTAGTGAGTGATTCACGTTACCGGTTCCACGGGTCGAATCAACCGGCCCGACGGTCTGTGCTCAACACTGTTGAGCCCGCCGAGGTCGATGAGGCTGGGGTTGTCACGTTCCAGTTGTATGACCCGATTGATTCGTGGGGCGGGCAGTGGGGTGTTTCTGCGAAGGAGTTCGCCGCGGCCCTGTCGCTGCTTGACGAGTCGGCTGTGAACGAGATCCGGGTGCACATCAACTCTCCCGGTGGTGAAGTGTTTGAGGCGATCACGATCATCAACGCTTTGCGGCGGTTTGATGCGCGCGTGGTCGCGGTCGTGGATGGGCTCGCGGCGTCGGCGGCGTCGGTGCTTGCGGCTGCGGCTGACGAGTTGGTGATGGCACCCAACTCGACGTTGATGATTCATGACGCGTGGGGCGTGTGCGTCGGGCCTGCGACCGATATGCGGTCGATGGCCGACCTATTGGACAAACTGTCGGACAATATCGCGGACGTGTACGCGGCGAAAGCAGGCGGTAGTGCCGCTGATTGGCGCGAGCGGATGCTGGCCGAAACTTGGTATACGGCTGATGAGGCCGTGGAGGCCGGGTTGGCTAACAGTGTCGAGGCCCGTGGGTCGGTTGAGCCTGCGGCGAGTTTCGATTTGTCGATCTACCAACCGTCACCGGTCACCGGACAGGTGGCCGCGTTTTGGGATGGGGCGTCAGCGTTGGCGGCGACCCGTCACCGGCTCAACGGCGAGAAGGTCAGTTGAGTCACCTTCATAGAACTTCCTGTCGCAACCTGCGCCAGGTCGAAACCCATGCTCACCAAACTAAGGAGATCAGGCATGGCTAACACTCAGGAACTCCGCGAGCAGCGGGCGCAGATCTGGGAGCAGATGCAGGAGGTCGTCAATCGTGCTGAGCGCGAGGGGCGTCCCCTGAACGAGGAAGACAAGGCGGTTTATGACCGTCTGGAGTCTGACCTTGACGGCAAGGGCGAGGAGATCGCGCGTGCTGAGAAGCACTTGACGATTGCCAACGCTATGTCCAGTTTCGGGCCGGCCCCATCTGAGGTTGACCCCGAGCCCGTGGGCAAGGACGGCAGCGAGCTGTACGCTTCGGCGTTCAACTCGTGGATGCGTCGCGGCCCGCAAGCGTTGGACGCTGAGCAGGCCCAGGCGCTGCGCAGCGGGTTCACCGACATTCAGAACGCTGCCGGAACCACCTCGGGTGGCGCTGGTGGCTACCTCGTTCCGGCTGGGTTCCGCACCAAGTTGATCGAGGCCGTGAAGTCGGTGGCTGCGATGCGTCAGGTCGCTGAGGTCATCACCACCGAGACGGGCAACACTCTGCCGTGGCCGACCGTTGACGACACCGCCAACGAGGGTGTCCTCATTGGGGAGAATGTTCAGAACACTGAACAAGACTTCACGTTCGGCACCAACCAACTCGAGGCGTACATGTACTCCTCGAAGATTGTGCGGGTCAGCTTCCAGCTGCTGCAAGATAGCGCGTTCGACCTGGATTCGTGGTTGGCGAAGGCGCTCGGTCAGCGGATTGGTCGGATTCAGGCGCGTCATTTCACTGTCGGCGCTGGCTCGACCGAGCCGGACGGCATCGCCACGTCTGCGACCGCTGGTGTGACCGGTACGACTGGTCAGACCCTCACGGTCGGGTACGACGACCTGATGGGGTTGGCTGAGTCGATTGATCCTGCCTACATTGAGGGCGGCAACTGCAACTGGATGATGTCGCAGGATGCCCGCAAGATGGTCCGGAAGATCAAGGACAACCAGAACCGCCCGCTGTGGGAGCCTTCGTTGGCGAAGGGTGCCCACGATTCGCTGCTGGGTCACGGTGTTGTCCTCAACAACTATGTGCCGGTGCCTGCGGCTAACGCGAAGTCGATCTTGTTCGGTGACTTCCGTGAGGCGTACGTGATCCGGGACGCGTCGGATGTGGCGTTGCTGCGACTCACGGAGCGTTACGCCGACTACTTCCAGGTCGGGTTTGTCGCTTTCCAGCGTTCCGATGGCACCATGCAGAACAGTGGTGCCGTGAAGGCGTGGAAGCACTCGGCTACGTGAGTGGTGGGGGTGGCTCGGCTGCTTCGGTGGCCGGGTCGCCCCACCTGCCCCGCTTGAGGTCAAGGAGGAAGAATGGCTGCGAAGAAGAAGGCTGCGAGTGAGCCGGTCGTGGAGGCCGCGCCGGTTGGTGACCGCGTGGCTGCGTTGTCGGTGCGTGCCGACGGTACCCCGGACCAGATCGCTCCCGTGTTGATTGACGAGGATGCGGCCCTGGTTGCGGCGTCTGCTGCGATCGGGGAGAAGGCCGCCGCGAAACTGGTGGCCAGCGTTCGCGCTGGTGCGTGATCGGGATGCCGGTCACTGTTGTTCTTGATGATGCCCAGGCCGCGTCTTTGTTGCGGCTTGGGCCTAGTCAAGTGACCCCGCAACTGGGCACCTATGTGCAGGCCGTCAATGAGATCATTGGGGTTGAGGTTGGGGCCGCGTTGGTGGGGTTGACCGAGATTCCGGCGGGGGTGACGTTGGCGGCGTCGATCATTTTGCGGCACATGTGGCAGGCCGACCAGCAGGGGCCTAGGGCGAACTTTGGTGGCACCGACCAGGACGTGGTGCGGAGCCCGCAAGGGTTTTTGATCCCGAATAGGGCTTGGCTATTGCTGGCCCCGTATCACGCGCCGTTGGGGTTTGCGTGAGCGCGGCTGCGATCACGAAGGGCATCTATGATGCGTGCGCGTCGTTGTTCGCGGGCGAGTGTGATGCGCTCGTTTGTTTAGGCATGCCGGGGTCGATGCAACCGGACACGATTGTGGCGGTGGCGACGGATGTGCGGCAGTCGATCACGCGGCCCACGATGGGGACTGGCCGGTCACGTGAACGCGCGATCGAGGTTGACGTGACGGTGAGCGTGTTCGTGCCTGGTGACGAGATGGTGCAGTGGGACGCGTCGAAGCGGCTTGAGGGTATGTGTGACCGGTTGGAGGACTGGTGGCGCGACGGCGACAACTGTCACCTTGGGGTTGATGGTGACGGGGGTTGGTTGGTGCGGGATTCGTGGGTCAGCGACATTAGTGGGCCGCGTAACGGGATCGTGCGTGACCCGGCGTCTGGGTTTGTTGCTGGCCGGGTCGCGGAGGCGACTGTCGTGGTTACTGCGTTGTGGCGTAGAAGTTGAGGAGCGTAGGGCTATGAAGTTGAGGAATGTTTCACCGCTCGGGGCCGTGGTGATCCCGGCGTTGCGGGTCACGGTTGAGGTTGGCGGGGTTTTCGATGTGCCCGACGTGGTGGCCGAGGGGCTGCTGGCTGGAGACTTTGAGGCCGCTGACGATGGGGGCCTTGAGCGTTTGAGTAAGGCGGAGCTGGTCGCTTACGCCGAAGAGCGCGGCTTGGATGCGTCCGGCACCAAAGCCGAAATACTGGCAACAATCAAGGAGAGTGCCTGATGACTATTCCCGCTGACGCGCAAATCGGGTTCGGGGTCGAATCGACTTACGGGACAGCGGTCACGCCGACCCGGTTTCTGGAGTTTGTTGACGAGTCGTTGAACTTCAACAAGTCCGTGAAGCAGGGGCAGGGGTTGCGGGTTGGTGCCCGCGTGGGCCGGTCTGCGCGGCGTGTGGTCACCACGGTTGAGGCCGCTGGTGACGTGCAGTTGGAGGCGTTCTCGAAAGGGCTGGGCCTGCTGTTTCAGGCGATGCTCGGGGCCGGGTCGTCGGCGTTGGTGTCCGGCACCACTTATCAGCAGACGTTTACGCTCGGGGATTCGTTGCCCGCGCTGACGCTCCAGAAGGGCATCCCGAGGGTCGACGGGTCTGCTGTGGATGCGATCAACTTCCCTGGGTCTGTGGTGTCTCAGTGGGAGATCGAGATCCCCAACGATGACATTGCCAAGTTGAAGGTGACGTTCGATTGTCGGGACGCGGTTGCGGCTGGGTCACCGACTACGGCGACGTACCCGACTGGTGGGAATCTGTATCAGTTTGCGTCTGCTGCCGTGTATTCGGGCACGTTGACTGCACCCACGGCGACAACGTTGGCGTCTGCTGCGACCCCGTTGGCTAACGTGCGGTCGTTGTCGGTGTCTTGTAACAACAAGGTTGCTAATGACCGGTTCAACTTTGGGGCGAATGGTCGCAAAGCGAAACCCGTTGTTGGGATTCGCGACATCGCTGGGCAAATGTCGGTCGAGTACGCCGATACGGCGTTTCGGGATGCGGTGTTGGCTGACACGCCGATGACGTTGGTGGCGACCCTTGAGGGCGGCAACTTGTCTACCGGCAAGGAGACGTTGCAGGTCGTTTTGCCGGAGATCAAGATCGACAACGAGTTACCGAAGGCGAACGGGGAGAAGCCGGTTTTGCAGGGCATCAACTTCACTGTCCTTGACGACCTTGGCGCGGTCGCCCCGGTCACGGTGATTATGCGGACGTCTGACACGGCGTTGTAGTGGCTGAGGGGCTGCGGGTCGAGGGCACCGAGGAGTGGCGTCGGTGCGCGGTCGATTTGAAGGCTGCGGCCGACAAGGATTTGTTGAAGGCGGTTCGTAAGTCGATTCGCGATTTGGCGAAACCGTTGGGCCGGTTCGTGTTGGATCGGGGTGCCGAGTCAATGCCTGCGTCCGGTGGGTTGGCTGCGCGGATGGTGGAGACCGGCAAGGTTGGGGTGTCGGCTGGTACGGCTGGCAAGAACCCGAAGATCACGATCAACCTGAGTTCCCCGAAAAGCGGTGGCGCGTCAGTGGGCACGGCGGACTCAAAGGGGTTTGTTCGCCATCCCGTGTATGGGCGTGGTGACCAGGATCGAAAACAGTGGGCATGGGTGCGGCAGAACGTGGAAGCGGGAACGTTTACGAAGGCGTTTGAGGAGCAGGCTGACGAGGTTGCGGATGCGGTGTTGTCGGCTGTTGAGAAGGTAATGCGCGGCATCGGATAGGGAAGGGGCTAGTCGTGGCGATGTTGAAGATTGGGTCGCGCGTGTATGCGCAACCGAACATGGATGACATCAATCTGCGTGACCTGTTGCGGTTTGACGTGGAGGTCGCGGAGTTGGGGTTGGCGAAGACGTGGGGTGACGTTGAGCGGATCCAGGGCGACCTTGACGGGATGGATGAGGATGCGCGGGCGCGGCATCCTGAACGGTTGTTCATGGTGGCCGCGATGGTGTGGCTCGCTAGGCGGACTGCTGGGGAGGATGTCACGTTTTCCGAGGCCGTGGACATTCGGATCGAGGACGTGACCGTGCTGCCTGACCCTGAGGATCGCAAACCCCCAAAAGCCAAGGGGGGCAAGAAGTCCCATTCAGCCGACCAAGCAGACCCCGACCAGAAGGGGTAGCGCGGTCGGCTGGCTTGTCGTCTGCGCGGCAAGTACGTGAGTCGGTTTACGAGTATTCGCTCGACTTGTCTTTGTTGGTGCCGTCGTTGACTCCGACGACGGTTTGGGATTTGCCGTTGTGGGCGTGGCGTGGGTATGTGCAGGTTGTGAAGGCGCATCGGGATGAGATGCGGAAACAGCGAGAGGGGCGGTGACTGGTGGCTGCTGAGGCGACTTTGAAACTCCTGCTGTTGGGCGAGGATCGGTCTGCGTCTAAGGCGTTGAAGGACGTTGGTGATGGCGCTGACCGTTCATCGTCGAAGTTGCAGAAGGCTGGGAATGTCGCGGGGAAGCTCCTTGCCGGTGGCCTGGTTTTGGCTGCTGGAGCTGCGGTGAAGTTCACACAAGCCGCTGCGGAGGACGCGGCGCAGGCGTCGAGGTTGGCTAACACGTTGCGTAACGCTGCTGGGGCGTCGAAGGAGCAGGTCGCGGCCACGGAGAAGTGGATCGCTGCGCAGGGGCGCGCGAAAGCGGTCGCTGACGACGAGTTGCGTCCGGCGATGGGGAAACTTGTTGCCGCCACTGGTGATGTGGCGAAGGCCCAGGATTTAGCGTCGTTGGCGATGGACGTGTCTGCCGGGTCGGGGAAGTCGCTGGACGCGGTGACTATGGCTTTGGTGCGCGCCCAGAACGGTAGCGTCGGGGGTTTGTCGCGGCTCGGGATCGCCACGAAGGACGCTGCCGGGAAAACCCGGTCTTTGGACGAGATCACGAAGGATCTTGCGAGGACGTATAAGGGTGCGGCAACGGAGGCGGCGGGGACTGCTGAGGGGAAGCAGAAGAAGCTGAAGATCGCGTTTGGCGAGTTGCAGGAGGAGTTGGGCGCGAAGCTGCTTCCGGCTATGACTAAGCTCGCTGAGGCTGGTTTGAAGATGGTTGATTGGGTCAGCAAGAATCAGACCACGGTGGGAGTGTTGGCCGGGGCGATCGCGGGGCTTGTGACGGCGGTGTGGGCGATCTCGGCTGCAGCGAAAGCGTACACGGCGGTGCAGGCTGCGTTGAATATTGTGATGTCGATGAATCCGATCGGGTTGATTGTGATCGGGATCGCGGCGCTGGTTGCGGCGTTTGTGATCGCTTACCAGAAGTCTGAGAAGTTCCGTGACGTAATCAAGGGCGCGATGCAGGCAATCGGGGATACGTGGCGTTGGGTCTGGAACAACGTTCTGGCTCCCGTTTTCGAGTTGTTGGCGAAGGCGATCGGTAAGCAGTTGGAGATTTGGGGCCGGATGTTGCAGGCGATCGGCAAGGTGCCTGGGTTCGGTTGGGTCGGGGATCTTGGCGACAAACTGGTTTCGGCGGGTCAGAAGGCTCAGCAACTTGATTTGCGGATGAGGGACGTGAACAAGTCGAAGGCCCGCCCGAGCGTGGACACGTCCAGTATCGACAATGCCACCTATAAGGTGAACAATCTGCGTCAGTTGATGCGTGGATTGAACACGGGTGTGGGCAACATTGGGGCTCCGCCGAAGAATAAGGGCATTGGCGGGCTGATTAATCCGTCGCGCCGCGCGGTTGGGGGGCGCGTGTCTGCCAACCAGTGGGCTGTGGTTGGTGAGCGTGGCGCGGAGTTGGTGCAGTTTGGCGCCGCTGGGCGTGTGGTGTCACACCAGGACAGTGCGAGCCTGGTTGCGGCCCGCGACGGGGGTGGCGAGGCGACTGCGACGGTGAAGTTTGTGCTTGATGGGCGTGTGATTCAGACGGCTTTGTTGAGGTTGAAGCGTACTAACGGTGGCTTGGAGTTGGGGATCGCCTGATGGCAGGTCTACCTACGGTGCAGGTGCTGCTGGATTCGGTTAGCAATGACCGGACGTTTCCGCACGACATTACGGCGTATGTGTCTTTGACTGCCGGGATATCGGTCTCTACGCGGGGACGTACGGATGAGTTGTCGGCTGGGCAACCGGTGACTTGCACGATGACCCTGGACAACACGGATGGCCGGTTTACGCTCGGGGCGGTCACGTATGGGGCCCTGGATGTGAACCGGTTAATCAGGGTGAAGGTAGGCGGGGTGAACCGGTTCACGGGGTTTGTGCAGGCGTGGCCGGTCGCGTGGCCGAATGGTGGCCCTGGTTTGGCTACTGCGGCGATCACGGCGACGGATGGGCGCGTGTGGTGGGCGAAACGAGAGATGCGATCGTACCCAGAGGAAACGATTCTGCGGTATACGCCGTCTGCGTATTGGGTTTTGGGTGAGGCCGAGGGGTCGCTACTCGCGGCGGATTCGTCGGGGAACAGTGGCCCATCTTTGCGGGTGTCGCCGGAGTACGCGGAGGGCAAGACCGCGGATCTGGGTGACGGTGCAGGTGATTTGCCTGTTGTCCGTTTTGGTGCTGGGACTGGTGTCCCAACCGATTCGCTTCCGGCGTTGATGCTGCGGATGGACACTGAATGCTACACGTCAGCGTTGACGCTGAATGAGCCGCAAAGCTTACCGTTCGGGTGGGCAACCTGCACGGTTGCAGTCGCGGCACACGACGCTAGCGGCTGGTCATGGATTTTGGATGGCAGCACCAGCGCGGGCGACGCGATATGGGTATTCGTGGACGCGACGGGGAAGCTAAAGTTGCACGCAATCGGGGCTATGACAACCATCCTGGATGGTGGCCCGATCGCGGACGGGTTGACGCACACGATCGGGATTTCGAGGAACTTCACCACGTCTGCGGTTACGTTGTGGGTCGACGGGGTTGCGAAGGCGACAGGTGGCCCGCTGGATGGGGACGAGCTGACCGCACTCAGGGTCGGCTACGGCGACGGCTTCGCGGTCACCCTGTCGCATCTGGCGGTCGGCGCGACTGAGCTCGCCTCCCCGAGCGGCGTATTCCTGGATATCAGGTTTTCGCAATGGTTTGGTGCCGCTGCCGACCGTGGAGGGCAAGCGATCTGGCAGACCGCCAACGCGTTCGACACGCATGTGCCCAACGCTGCCCTAGAAATGTTCCACGGCTCCACCCCCGTCCCGCACGTCGACACCAACGGGAAAACCCTCACCAGTTACATAGACGACGTGGCCGAAGCCGAGGCCGGTGTAGTCATAATCAACGGGTCGGGTGAGTGGCAGTTGAAAACCCGTGACATTCCAGCATCGAAAACGACCCCAGACCTGACTATCCCCGTGGATTCGGAAATGTTGGCCCGTGACACTGTGATCGAGGTCGATTTGCAGCGGCTCATAACTCGTGCGACCGGCACTAGACCCGGTGGCACCACGCAACAGGTAGTTGTGGATCGCGCAGCCGAAACGCCCTACGGGGTGTCGGCGTCCAGCCAAGACTATTTGGTGACCACGGACGCGGAAGTGCAAACCCGGCTCGACTGGCTGGTGAATACCCGGAAAACGGTTGGGCCGCGGCTCCCGGCCTTGAAACTAGATTTGCTGTCCGCTTCCCCCGCCGACCAGGCTGCTGTGCTCGCGTTGGACGTGGATTCGCGGATCGACATTACGGGGATGCCCGCGCAGACCCCTGGCGGCACCACCTTGAAACAGTGGGTGCTCGGGTACGCAGAAACAATCAGCTCCTCGGAGTGGTCATGGACAGCGAATACGCTGGACTGGACCCAGTATGCTTCCGCGTTCATCCTCGATGACGACACGTTTGGGCTAATGGACAATGATGCTTGCAGATTGGGGCTGTAATGGCGAAACCAACGTTCACGGCTGGCACGAAACTCGCTGCCCTGAAGCTGACCCAGATCGCCGATTTCTTGTACGGCACCGACGGGTGGACCGACTTGACGTTGGTAAACAGTTGGGTTAGCTACGGTTTCCCGCATTCGACCGCTGGTTACCGAGTGAGCGCCGACGTGGTCCATTTGCGGGGCATGGTGAAGTCGGGAACTTGGGGCGCAGTCATGTTCACGCTCCCTTCGGGTGCGCGTCCTACTGAGGCGCGATTCTTGCCCACTATGTCTAACGGCGTCCTGTCGGCGTTGGACGTTGCGTCCAACGGTGAAGTGAAGGTAGCGGGTGGTGCTGGCGGGTCTAACGCTTGGGTGTCGCTCGACGGGTTGACGATCCCGCTCTAGTCGGGGCCGCGTGCGCCGTGGCCGATGCTCCACTCCCCCTTCCCGTGGGGCATTCCGGCGTGCGCGGCCCTCATTTTCTATCCATCCCAGTAAGGAGCAGGTATGAGCGTGCTGACTGTCGTGTTGTCCCCATCTCGGGATGCGTTTCGGTCGCGGATGACCCCCAAGCAGGCGCAGGGGCAGGCCAAGATCGTGCATGGGCTCCTTGCTGGTCAAGGGGTCGGGGTGTTCACGGAGTGGAAGCGTCGGCGCGAGGTGACGCGGGCGACGTTTGGGCCGTTTACGCCGTGGAAAACGGGGTGCGGGAATCCGACCGTGCAGGTTGGTGGCCGGTCTCGCTCGTGGGGCTTCACGCTCGGGCATAAGGCTGTGGCGGGGGTGTGTGGGCCGCGTTGGGTCGCGTGGCAGACCGTCGAGTTCGAGGGCCTCAAAGTGGGTGTGGTTGGGGTGCATCCGACCCCTGGTGGGCCGTGGCAGAGGGGTCGTCCGTTGAGGCAGCAGGCCCGCACGAGGGCGATTGTGGGCGCGTGGCGTCGTTACCGGCGCAGGGCCACCACGGTCGCGCTGAGGCTGTACAAAGAGTGTGACCTCGTGGTTGTGGCTGGGGATATCAACCGGCCCGGTGGCTTTGATTTCGTGGAGGGTTGGACGCGGGTGATGCCGCCGAGAGACTTGAAGTACGTCGCATACAGGGCGAAACCGGGGGTCAGGGTGAAAGCGGGGGCCGCGCATTTGCTGCGTGTCCCTGGTGCTGACCACCAGACCGTCACGGTGCGTTTGGAGGTCACGCGGTGACCGAAGAAGAGCTTGAGACCAACCGGGCGACGTGGGTGTCTGTGTCGCGAATGATCCGGCACGCGGTGGACGTGTTCGCGGTGTGTCTGGGTGTCGCGATCCTTGCTGGTGGCACCACCCGGATGGGTAGACCGGGTTATGGGCCGTTGCTGGATCTCGCGCCACCGTGGGTTTGGGGCGCGGCACTCCTTGGCGCCGGCATCTTGGCGGCTGCACGTACGCCGTGGGTGTCGGCTGTCGGTTACACCGCTATCGCGGTGTGGTGTTTCACGTTCGCCACCGGGTTCATCCTGGTGTTGATCGGTTCGGAGTCGGGTGCTACAACCGCGCCGGTCGTGTATTTGACGATGGCTTGGGTCGCGGCGACGTTGGCGTGGATGCGGTGGGAGTGCCACCGAGGAACGCGGGCAGCGGCGTGAATGACGGCATCTGGTTGGCGTTGATCGGTTTTGCTGGGTCTGCTGGTTTTGGTGGTGTCGTGGTCGCTTGGTTGCAGCGGGCGAAAGTCAAGGCGGAGACGGGCGCGACGATTGACGCGCGGTGGAAGGCTTACGCCGACCAGTTGGAGCGGCGGCTCGTCGAGGTCGAGGAGGAGTTGTCGAAGGCGTTTGCCCATATTGAGGCGCAAGACGACCGGATGGATGTGTTGGAGGCCGACCTTGACCGGGCGGCGAAAGCGAAGAAGCAAGTGGATGCGTTGTGGCGGCAATGGGCGTTCGACGTGGAGACGGCAGTGAAGGCCGAGGCCCCGCACGTGGTGTTTCCGCCGATGCCTGCCGGAGTGGATTGGGGAGTGTGATGGGCAACTACTACCTTGCGCCGTCGTTGGTGGCGCTGCGGGCCGAGTTGGACGCTAAGTGGCCGCGCCGTGACCGGTCGTCTGACGGGTGGATTGGTGACGCGGCACACTCGTCGCGGGCGTCGCAACACAACCCGGATTGGTCATCGGTGCCACCGGGCGCGGTGGATGCGCTCGACGTGGACGTAGACGGCATCGACGTGCGGGCCTTGATGGATGCGGTGGTCACTGATCGCCGGGTCTGGTATGTGATTCACGACCGGCGAATCTGGTCGCGTACCAACGGCTGGAAACCGAAGCGGTACACGGGCTCCAACCCGCACATCAAGCATGTGCACGTGTCGATCGAGCCGACCAGGGCCGCGCGTGAGGACACTGGCCCGTGGCTGTCCACCAGCTCGTGGCCCACGGCTGGGGTGCAGGCGGCCCGGAACATTATCGCGGGCAAACCGGTGCGGTTGGTGGCGCGTCCCGAGGTCGCACGAGTCATGACCGCGCAGGCCGCATGGCTGCGGTCGAAGCGTGGTTTGGCGCGGGCACAGGCAGCCCGGAACGTCATCAACGGTCGTCCGATCGGTCGGGTGCGCAACCCTCGGGTGCGGGCTTGGCAACGGAAAGCAGCTGACAGGGCTGGGAAGACAGGGGTAGGGGCATGAATGGTTTGAATCCTTCGCCGGCTTGGCGCGCGCGCTTGTATTGGGCGGCGTGGATGCTCGGGGTGATCGCGGGCGTGGGCGGTGTCGTTGCGGCTGGGGTTGGTGCGCCACCGTTGGGGCTGACGATCACGATCTCGTGCGTGCTGCTTGTGCAGTCGCAACTTCATGCGCTCGCGGGCGTGAATACGCCGTTGGGTGGCCTTGACGACGCCGAGGGGCAGGAGTGATCGCGGTCGGGGCGGTGGCTGGCGCGGTGCTGGGCGTGGGCTTGGCCGCCGCGATTCTGGTGGCGTTGACTGATCTGTTGGAGGAGTCGGGTCGTGAGTGATTTCGTGGAACTTGGCAACGGGCCTGCGCCGATGCGGGTCACGCTCGTGGATGGGCGCGACAACGCTTTGGGCTTGGAGCGGCGTGACGACACTGGGCCGGTCGCGTGGCCGTCGGCTCCGACGTTGCGGTTGCGTGACGCTGCTGGGGTGGTCGTTTTTGACGCCGCCGGGGTGTTGTCGAACACGGACACGGTGGCGTCGTGGACGGTGCCCGACGCGGTGGTGTCGCTGGGGACGGCCCGTCCGGTGCGGGGTCAAATCGTGCTCGACGGCGAAGTGGTGTTCGCTGGGACGGTCGTCGTTTTGGATGGCTGGTCTGGGGTTTGCCCGTCCGTGGACGTTGGGGGAGCGGGCGTCGTGGTGGGGCCTCCCGGGCCCGCTGGGCCTGCTGGTGCGACCGGTCCTGCTGGCGCTATCGGCCCCGCTGGCCCCGAGGGCCCCACTGGCCCGCAAGGCCCTGCTGGTGCGACCGGCCCTGCGGGCGCAACCGGCCCTGCTGGCCCCGAGGGCCCCACTGGCCCGCAAGGCCCTGCGG